GTTCCGGCATTGTCTGCGATGTTGGCGATGGCTGTGGCGTTGAAAATCAACTCCAGCAGGTCGTTCTCGAATGTGTTGCCCTTCGACATTGGGACAGTCCTCTCAGTTGTTGCCCAGCGGGCGGGGTTTTGCCAAACTTACCACAAGCCTGACGTTAATTCACGCAATGTCATCAGTTATGATGACTTGGATGTAGCTGGCGTTCGGGAATGTCTCGATTTTGCCGTCCGAATATGTCACTTCAAACTCAGCCTGAAACGTCCCAGCCGCTGCGGTATCTGCCGCGTCCCAATCGTATCGCACGATACCAGAACCCGCCGTCACAACAGTTGCGGCTGTGTCAATGATGACTGTGCCAGCCGCGTTGCGCATGTGAAACGTCACTCCAAGGTTGCCCGTAATATCAACAGCCAGCCCGTTTCCGTCCAAAAGCGTTGTCTGAATTGACGGTGATGTGTCGTTTTGCTTTAGGTTAAACGCCATCTTATGTGTTCCTCGTCGGGTTGGCTGGTACGGTTATAGCAGAATTTAGCGATACCGACAAAGCCGCGTTTGTCCCGCCCGCGCTTGCCTCATCTACTGCACGGCTGGGCGCAGGCGGTATTGCCGCTCCGACACCAGACAGCGCACCGTCACCCGCTATAGAAGCAATGCCGCTGATGACTGCCGGAATTGCAGCAAGCGTTGATGTGCCTGCTATTGCTGCGGTTGCTGATATGGTTGTGACCAGAATATATTGGTAAATTGCATCGCCTGTCGCGCCAGACGTGTAGAAATTGTTTCCGTTTGTCCGAAAGAAAACGCCCTGAACGCTGGTGTCTTGGCCCGATACGTCAAAGCTGTCTACATAAGACGCGGTTGATATATCAAACGCTGTGCTTAAGTCGTATTGGTAAATCGTTGTTTCGTCAGCAACGTATACTTTTGACCCACTGTCGCCAAAAGCCATGCTTTCCGGCGTTGTCGTTTGCGATGCAATGCTAAACGCATCAACAAAAGACGCCGTTGAAACATCCCACGCCGTTGATAGCGTGTATTCGTTAATATCGTCGCCAGAATTTCCAAGAACAAACATCTTGGTCCCGGCAGTGTTGAATTTTATACTCTTTGGAATTGTATCTTGAGCAGATATGTCAAAAAGCTGATTAAACGTCGCGCTACTTACATCCCAAGCGGTGCTTAAGTCGTACTCGTTTACATCATCGCCAGCCGCGCCTACGACATACATCTTTGCGCCGCTATTGCCGAACGCAAGCCCTTGCCCTGCGAGTTCCTGACCGGAAATACTAACGCTGGTTGTAAATGTTCCCGTTGAAATATCCCACGCTGTTGAAAGCGCGTATTCCAAAACAGTGTCGCCAGTATTGTCTAGGACAAACGCCTTTGCGCCATCATCCTTTAGGACAATATCCTCTGGCCCGCCAGTTTGCCCGCTTATATCAAGCGTTGTTCCACTGTAGGTGTATTGGGTAATATCCCAAGCAGCCATTATTCATCCGCCGCCGCTTTGGCCTGCGCCCGCTTTAACTCAGCCTCAAGGCGTTTGATTTCCTTGCGGAGTAAATCAAGGTTCGTCACCCGGTCCCAAATGCTCATGCTGGTGCCTCCGGCCATGTGATGTTTTCAGGAAAGCCAGCTTGTTGCGGAATGTCGCGCAGGGCTTGGCGATATGTGGCCCACGCAGCGGCATCAACAGGCGCATCCGGCACTTGCGTCCAGTCGGAGGCGCTCAACATCTTATCGCGCAGAGCCTTAACCTCAGCCGCCACAATGTCGGATGCGCTCGGTCCGTCGTAAGCTGCGATAGCGCCAAACTCGCCTGACAGCGCACGGTCATAAAGCGGGTCGCCCGGCTCAAGGCACGCGCAACCTTCGCCGCTCGTGTATTCGGCCTGTATCCAATTTAGGTCATTTACATATTTGAGGTTCTGAAACATCACGCCACCGCAAAGTTAGATGTACCGCTCTCGATGCGGATGTCTGACAAAGATACTGTTCCGGTGGAACCGCCACCATTGACGGTTGCACTAATTCTAATTTGGTCCCCCAAAACAACGGACACGTCTGCCGATGCTGTTCCGGCAGACGTAAACGTGGCGAATGCAACGCCATTTTTGAGATATTGCACATTGATGGTTGTGACGGTCCCGCTTGTTCCGACGGTTGACCGGACGCGCACGGTTCCGCCCACCAGCGCAACAATGCTTCCCTCGAACAGTTCCGCGTTGGCTGATGATGCTGGCGAAGTGTACGTCGCCGATATAGCTTGAATGCCGCGAATAGTGTTTGATCCGGCAGTCGGAGGCTGCATTGCGGCTGTCAAAATCTTTGGCGCTCCGCTCGCCCCCTCGGCAATCGCCTCTGGGTTCTCAAACGCCGCTAGAGCCTTGGCGCTGGTCCACGGCTCGCCCGGTAGCAGGCTTGATGTGCTTTGACTTGTCCAACTTGCCATTAGTCCCTCACTGTATCACATAGCCCGTTGAGCCATCCGGCATCAGGCCCGTGTTCTCGGTAATGTAGCACGCATTTTCCTTTTCCGCATCAGTCGCGGTTGCGAAGTCAGGCCACGACAATCCTGTGTCTGGGTCAGTGTCAGGCAAAATAAACGAAGGCCGCTCAAACAGGATGAATGACTGCGCCAGAACGCGATAGGAAAAGCCGGGTTCCAGTTCTTCCCACTCGATAATCTGCCACGGCTCGGTGACAGGATTGCCTAGCGTGTCAATCGCGTCATAGCTGGTCACGAACATAACATCGCCAACAGCAAGCGTGGCGTCTTTTTCGGCTAACTGCAATTCCAGATATTGCGGAGTTGTCCTATAGCGTTGCAGGAATGAGGCCTGCACCAATACCGCGTTCAGGTCAGTGCGCAGAAGCGGCGAATACCATTCAAGGTTTCGGACAGTGCCGTCCGCGAAGTTCGCGCTCTCGGCCTCGGCGTCGATGCGTATCCGCTGCGTTGAATAGTTCTTCGCGTCGGTCAGGCTTTCTGTCGGGTCTTTGCGCCCGTAGTAAATCGTCACCCGCGTTCTGCGGTCGTCAGGCGTGCGCTTAAGTGCGCTGGAAACAATCGCGTTGCGCTCGGTCAAGGTGATTGGCGGTTGGCTCGGCTGTCGCAACGCAAGCAACTTAATCTCTTGGTCCCGCTCATCCCACCAGATGGAAAACATCCCGTCACGCATGGCCTCTGCGCATATCTCGGACACTGGACGCGGCTCAGTAAATGAGCCTGTTCCCTTCAGCGTCGAAAGCCAACTTTCGCCCTCACTGGTCCAATCGGTTGCGTAAGGTATGAGGCTTACCGGGATAGTCGTGTGATTGCTCAGGAGGTCATAGACCATTTCCCAGTATAAAATATCGTCGTAATGCCCGACGCGCTGCATACCGTCATCTGCGCTATGCTCGTCCGCTGTCGTTCCCAGAGCGCCACGGACAACGCCGCTGAGTGACCAGACGCCCGCGCTGCCTGTATAGCCCGTGTAGCTAATTACCTCGCCGCTCAGACGGCCATAGAATAGCCCATCATTGCCGAAGCTATCCGACACGTCGTCTTCGGTCCCGGTGACTGTGATGCTGGTCGTGCTTGCATCAATGTCAGACTGCAAGCGTAGGTCGGTTGCGCGGGGGAACTGCGCTTTCTTGCGCTCCGCCCTGCCAAGCGGGTCTAGCCCTGTGATGGTCCACGCCCCGCCCGATGGAGGGTTGATGTTGGTCACGTCATAGCGGCGCACTGTCATCGCCGCCAAGCTGTCGCCTTCCTTGCCCGTGTAGAGATACATCTCCAACTGCGGCACGGCCTCGCCAAGCCATGCCAAGAGTAAGCGTCCGATACTGCCCTGCACGGTGCGCTCGGATGCGTAGAAGTCGCCAAACTGGTTGCGGAACTCGAAGTCGTCTAACGTGACGGAAACGGTCCCGCGCAAGCCGAACGGGCTTTCACCCTCACGCACTGCACCAAGATTAAGCCGTGTTGGTTCGGTCCTGACCGTGCGCAGGATAGGGATGGCTGGCCCATACCACTCATCGGCGCTTGGCAATCCAGCCGTGAGCGGTGCCGGGTCGCCCGGTCGCGTGAAATACCAGCGCAACTCGCCGTCGAGGTTGAACACGTCCTTAGCGCCGCAGGTGTTGTACGTCTGGAAGCACTTGGGTGTGCCTGTGGCTGTGCAGGTTCCAACGCCGAAGCGCAGGTCACAACGCTTTTGCCGCAACTCTAGGACTTGGACGGTCTTAGTCATGGCGCTGCATACCCCATGCACTGGAACGTCACTGCGCCGCTGTTGTTGAGATTGGCCCGCTCACGGTTGAACCGTGGCCGCTCCATCGCCCGCGCGTAGGCAACATCATCTGGATAGCTAGACGGCTTGGCGGCAATGAAGAACGGCCCAGTGTTGTCAACGTGGTTGATAAAGCCATTCCACGTCACATCACCCGCCGCCGCTCGGAATGTCTCAGGCAAGTTTTGCACGGTCAGGTCAAACTGCAGGTCTGCGCCCTCAACAGCGCGGCCCAGAACGTCGCCTCTGATGCTTTGCTGATGGCGATACCGAACCTGCTTGCTCTCACTGATAGGCAAGCCTGTGAACACCGATAGCTGCGGCATTTCCAGAACCTCGCCCGATTGCGCAACGGCAATCTGCGGCGCAGCCGAACCGCCAGAAATGACAAACCGAACGCCGCGATATGACGTGTTGCGAAACAGCCAAACGATTGCACTGTCGTCTGCCGGGTCATGCGATGAAACAATACCAGACCAAACCACGCCGTCTGTTGTGGCTTGCAGCGCCACGCTTGCGCCAGTGCTGCCAAGGTTGTGCGCCGCAATCGCTGCATAGCCCGTGGTGAGCGGCCCTGAGAACGTCAGAGTGACTGTCTGGCCTGTGCCGCCGCCTTCCCATACGCTCCACGTCTCGCCATCAACAAGCCAATCCACGTCGGCCCCTGTGGCCGTGCT